CTCGGTTGACTTGTCTTTCTCGTTCAACCCCGTAAAGGAAGAGGAGAAGACAGATGAATCTTGCTGAAAAAATCATAGAGGCCCGCTCTCGTTTTCTCGCAGAAGGAATCACAAAAGAGGGCAAGGGGTACGGCTATCAGTTCTTTGACATGCCGGATATCGAACCAGTTCTCACAAAAATCTGCAAAGACCTCAAACTCCTGACACTTTGTTCCTACCCTGAGAACAAGGCCGTCATGACTCTGATCAATGCAGAGAAACCCGAAGAGACTTATCAGGTCGAAGTCATCCCGAAAGACTGTGTGATGGGCGGAAAAAATTCTCCCAACCCCATACAGACAACCGGGGCAATGATGTCCTACATGAGAAGGTATTTATACATCACTGCCTTCTGTATTTCAGAGTCGGACATTGTTGATGACATTGGAGCCAAGAAGGCATCCAAGGCCGCAAACAGAAAAAAACCCAATAACAAGGAAAGAGAAAACAAACTCGCTGAAATAGAGCGTCTTCAGCCGGGTTATATCGAACAGATGAAGGCATACGCCCATGTTCAGACAGTCGATGAACTGGCTGACGACTACATCGACATGTGTTTGAAGATGCTCTCAAACAGAGGAGGTCTCAATGGCTGAAGAACTGAAAGTATCTGATTCCCTAACTGTCCTCTTTGAAGAGAACGGACACATTTACAGAACATCGGACGGCAGAGAGGTTCTCTCTGTCACACAGTTGATGAAGAAACATGGACTGGGAGCCGATTATAGCGGGGTGAGTAAAGAATATCTCACATATAAAGCCGAATTAGGAACAGAAGAACACAACAGATTTGAAACATTTATCAAGTCAAATGGCAAGGAATTTTCTGCGTCACTGGATGTTATGTGGTTTAACGACAATGTATACCACCTGTTCAAAGACTGGGAGTCAGAGATTCCCATTCTGACAATCGGACTTCCCGTAGACTATGCCGGCAGAATAGACCTGATCTGCAAGACCTTCGGCGGCAAGACAGTGATAATGGACATCAAGAGAACTTCCACGATTCATAAACACGCAGTCTCTTGGCAGTTGTCCTTGTATAGGTATGCACTTGCTCAGATAAGAGGGATTGCACCTGAGGAAATAAATCTCTACTGCATTCAGGCCAAAGGAGAGTTTTCAAAGATAGTCGACATTGAACCCATTCCCACATCAGAGGTTGTGAGACTTCTTGAGTGCGAGAAGGCCGGAATGCCCTATGTACCATCAGAGATTGTCCTTTCCGAATCTCAGTTCAAGGCCGCATTGGATTTTCAGAAATCAATTGAGTTTATCGACAGGCAGAAGAAAGAGGTGGAGAAGAACTTCGCCGCAACAAAGGAGGAAATCCTCGCGGCAATGTCCAAGTTTGGAGTGAACACTCTTACTCTTGGGCCGGTCACTCTTTCAAGGGTTGCGCCCTATGTCAGAGAGTCAATCAACTCAGAGAAAGTCTGTGAAGACTATCCGGCAATCAAGAACGACTCTAAATACTGGAAGAAGACCAATGTCAAACAGTCTCTGAGAATCACTGTCAAAGAGAAAAAGGAGGACGATGGTGAAGTTTGACCGCATGATCAACCCTTCCCAGTTCAAGAACTTTTGGGGCGAGATAAAGACCATTCTGAACTATTGCACTGAAAAGAACCGCAATGTTCATGTTCTTATCGAGCCTCAAAAGAAACTCCGCTCAACAGGAGCCTTCTCTCAGTCACATCATCTGAACGGACACATTCAACAGATTGCCATGTATACCGGGCAACCCTTTGAAGATGTCAAGAAGTATATCAAACAACAGGCAATAAGCATGGGTTATCCGTTTCAGGAATCTTTCGGCAATCCGAAGCGTGACATGTGGGGAAACTTGGTGGGGATCAGCGAGGCCGAGTCTACAACAGAGCAGTGCGCCCTTCTCATTGAACAGGCGCACATGCTCGCGGCAGAACTCGACATAACACTTCAGGAGAATGACAATGGATGGAATTATTAAGTTTCCAAAGCCGGTGAGAACCAAGGCCAAGAAAACCGATAAGAAAAAACCCAAAGTAAAGAAGTATTCTCTGTCGACAGAACGCAGAGAGGCTCTGCATGAGTTTCAGAGGTATCAGGTTGAATCAAGGGCCTCTGTAAATGGGTATGCCAAATGTATCACAAGCGGACTGGTTGACCACTATACAAAACTTCAGGGCGGACATTATATAACCCGCAACTGCCGGGCAACAGAACTCGATCCTGATAATGTATGGCCTCAGTGCGCCACAGACAACATGTACGGCAAAGGCGAGCCGGTTCTTTACAGACGCAACCTGATAGACCTCATCGGACTTGAAAGAGTGGAAAGACTTGAGGATATGTACCGGGCATCCAAGGGTGACGAGGGAGCATTGCGCCGCCTGTCTCCCGAAGATCAGGACAAGGTTACTCATAAGAAGACTGCTCTTGAATACCATGAGATCAGGCTTGAGTACAAAGCCAAGAGAAGAGAACTCAGAAAGCAAAGAGGTTGGGTATGATAGACAAAGAATATTTCAAGCATGACATCTTTGCCCTTGCAGACTCTGAATTAAAAAACCTTGTCAGAGAGTATAAAGCCTTCGGCTATGCAGTGTACTTTGTCGGTGTTGAACTTCTCTATCAAGCCAAAGGTGAAAAGGTTGATGTGACGGACTTTTGTTGTTCTATCAAGGAGAACCTGAGAGAAGACGAAAGCGAACTGTCACACATCATGGAAGTGGTCAAGTACGCAATAGATAAAGGCATTCTTGCAACGGATGGAAACCTCGTCTATTCACTAAGAGTCACAGAGGCTTGCAAAGAAAGAGAAGAGATAAGAACCAAGTTATCTGAGGCGGGAATAAAGGGTATGAAAACCCGTTGGGGTGATAACACACCTAATAACCCACCCAATAACCCACCTTATAAGCAAGGTTATAACAAACCTTATAACCCTCCGATAACAGAGAAGAGAAGAGAAGAGAAAGAGAAAGAAAGTACCCTTACGGGTACTAAAGAAAGAGTGCCTCTTTCTGAGTGCGTGAACTCTTTTGTTGAGGCGTTCAACAACACTTGCATTTCCCTTCCGAGAGTCATCTCTCTTTCGGAGAAACGAAAGAACATGGTGAGGGCGTGTTACACCACATTCGGCGATAAAATCATGGAAGTACCGGCACTGGTTGAAGCATCAGACTTTCTGACCGGCAGAACAGGGGTATGGAAGGCATCGTTTGATTGGCTTATTAACACCAACAACATGCGAAAGGTCATTGAAGGCAATTATGCCAACAACGGCACCCCGAAGGCTCAGAAGACAACAAGGTCTCACATGGTCACAGACAACGACCTGAGAGCGGAAGGAGTCAACACTGACGGCTCTCTTGCATTGAGGTAAGTATGGATAATTCGGTTATTTATCAAGAACAGAGATTCGCAGAGATTCCGCCTGAGAACAGAAGGTTTTTCCTTGAGGAGATTGAGCCAAAGAACGAAGGACAGAGAGTCCTTATCGAGAAACTGATCAGGCTTGCAAGGAAGGAGTACAAAACCTTGCTGATCTCCGGCAACAAAGGAACCGGCAAGACCTTCTTGGCCCTTGCGTTCCTGAACTCTGCAATCTATCGCACACAGGAACCCAGTGAGTTCACTGCAAAGTATGTCACCCACTATGAACTGGACTTGAGATACAAGGCGGCAATGAACGACTCAAAGAAGACTCAGGCGGACATTTATAACCAGTACGCCGAGTATTCCTACCTCGTCATTGACGAACTGGGAAGAGGAAGTATCACCGACTATTCCATGACCTTCATCGAAAATCTGATTTCAAGAAGGTATTCATGGAGCAGACCGACAGTGATCATCACAAACAAGACCACCAAGGAACTGAAAGAGTTACTGGACGCACAGATGCTTGACAGACTTGGCAACGAGAAACAGGAGACCTTTGCCCTTGACGGCGAGTCTCTCAGATAAGAGGTAATTATGGCAGACATAAATGTTGTTATCGTAAACGGCAGACTGACCAAGGACATTGAGGTCAGGGCCACACAGGGCGGAACTTCTGTTGGAAAGTTCAGCATCGCAACAGGACGCAGAAGAAAGAGCGGCGATCAGTGGGTGGATGAGACCTCCTACATTGATATTGTCCTTTGGGGAAAGAGTGTTGATTCACTCAGGCCGTATCTGACAAAAGGCAGACAGGTGTCGGTTCATGGATATCTCAGGCAGAACACTTGGGAACAAGACGGACAGAAGAAGTCCAAACTTGAAGTGATCTGTGAGGATGTCCAACTTCTTGCCGCGCCTCAGGGTCAGCAGAATCAGGCACCGGCCCCAGTTCCGCCGGCACCTCCTGTTCCCCCACAGGGTCAGCCTTATGGATATCCATACGGATACCCGCCTCAGGGATATGGATATCCTCCACAGGGTCAGCCATATCCGCCACAGATGCCGCCGCAGACCCCAACTGCGCCGCCCGCACCGCCAGTTCCGCCGGCACCTCAGCCTCAGCCGCCTCTTCCCACAGGAAACGGCCCTGAGAGTTTCGTAGACGATGAAGATGACATTCCGTTCTGAGGAGGTTTTTGATGGAAGGAAGATATACAAGAACAGATGCCGCCCGTGAAGTCATGAAGGCTCTTCTGCCCGGCGATTTCCACGGCCCTGAATACAGTCGTCTTTGTCAGAAGAAACTCGATGAGCATGGACTTCCGTTCCATCCGATGGACGGGACATGGATGCGCTATCTCCGCCAGTTCGGGTCTCTCTACAAAATCAGTCTCAAAGACAGAAGTAAGAGCCTCTACCACAAAGACGGAGATGCTCAGATGGAGTTGTTCTGATGAGTGTCTGTCAGGAATGCGGCAAGCAGATTCTTCCGAAACAGTGGAAGTATATTCTCTGCATTCTCAACGATCCTGAGTTCTGTTCCCGGTCTTGCGCGAAGAAGTACATCCGCCGGGAGCGGGGCAAGGTCGATGACTACCTCTTGGAAGTAATGATGACCAAGACAAGGGAGGAATGAAGTTGGCAACCATAGTGAAGGCCATGAAGCCTGACGGAACAACAGAATACTTCCTGTCACTGGAAGACTGTTGCGCCGCATACGGCATCAAATACCACAAGGCTCTGACGAAACTCATAAACGAGGCCGGTCTTGCGCCTGATGGGAGGACATTTTTTGACTATCCTACGGACTTTGAGGCGAAGGAACTTCTGAAGAACACAAGGCGGAAGATGGGAGGTGGAGATGAGTAGGTTTGAACTCTACTGCACAATTCTGATCCTGTTCCTAACATTCATGATGATTGTCTACCTACTAACTGTTCTGATAGGCACAAGAATCAAGAAAAGAGGAGCCAAACATGAAAGAAAGAGGATGTGACGACTGCATCCTGTTCAAGGATAAGTTCAAGCATGTCAGAAAAGAAAAGACCCAAGGGGAGGGTAAATATCCCCTGATCATACTGGAGGAAAGGATGGACGACTTACTGATAACCGAAAAACTGAAGAAAATACGCGATGATGCCAAACAGGCCGCCAGTACCTGTGACCTTGACCTGATGGAAGAGGTTTCAAAGAACTTGCAAGACCTGATCATTGACATCGAGGGGGCAAAATGAGCGCAGAAAGGACAGATTTAATTCCATGCCACGCATTCTTTGTGAAGCATGATGACTACGGCACAGAGGAGTTCGGAAGACTCTGTGAAATCCTGAGCAAGCACAACTGTGCCGGGGTGAACCCGAACATGGTTGGAGAATTTGCTCTGTTCATTAAAGATGAAGACCGGGACGCGGCATACAAGGAAGTCCTTGAGGTCTACCCGAAGACACAGATGGTAGAAGGGTTTGTGTTTGTCGAGGGCCGATATCTCGTCAAGGAGGCTGAAGGATGAACAAGAAAGAAGACAAGCCGGTTTTTGTTTGCAACAAGCCTTGTGAGTTCATGAGGCATATCCCGGCCCTGTTCCCGGACATCGAGATTGTCGAGTGTTCAAACAAGGTTTACAGAACGCTCAATATCATCCCTACGGGGGGGGGTATTGAAGTCTAAGTGGAAGACATCACCGGCATGGTGTCCGCTAAAGTCAGGAGAAGAAAATTGAAAACATTTGAAGAGATGAAAAAGATTCCCGGCCTGAAGATTCTAAGAGTAGGGATGGATGGGTTTGTGGGAGTGATAAAGCATAAGAACTTCATTGGTTCCATAATTGTATCATGGGGCGCGGGGTGGGAGCATATATCAGTTTCTCACAAGAATCCGCACTACCTCCCGTCTTGGAATGATATGTGTGCCTTTAAAGATATGTTTTGGAATGAAGACGAGGTTGTTGTTCAGTATCACCCCGCAAAGAAAGACTATGTAGATGACCTTGAAAACTGCCTTCATCTTTGGAGGCCAATGAATGAAACAATGCCGACACCGCCGAAATGGCTTGTCGGAATAGGAGGCAAGAATGAGTGATCCTATTTTGAGTGAAATCCTCAGACAGGATGAGATGATTGATGCAAGAGCAGAGGCTATTGCAGAGGCAAGAGCAAGGGCGGGAAGGATGTTTTTTAATAGAAACAAAGGGTTTTTTAGCGAAATCAAAAAGGTTCGTATAAAACGCGACACAAACGGAGACTCAAGGGTTGCAATAATTGTTCCATCTATTGAACAGTTCGAAAGGGCAAATTATTCTCACAGAAATGAGGTTGCAGATTTGGGTCTTGTGTTTATTCATCTTCTTGAGGATGCAGTTCAAAAGCACGACTGGACAAAAACAGAAGAGCCTTATAGGAGTTTGTTTTACCAAGATATGGTAGCAACGATGGAAGGAAGGCTCAAGTTTGAGGATGGTAAATGGGCAAAATATCATTACACAGACCTTGAAAGGCACCATTTAAACAGACATGTTCCCGACGATGTTAATTTGGTTGATGTTGTAGAAATGCTTTGCGACTGTGTTGCGGCGGGACTTGCAAGAAGTGGAGAAGTTCGCCCTGTTGAAATACCGAACGATGTGCTTCAGGATGCAGTCAAAAATACAGTTAAACTTTTGAGGGGTTATGCAGAGATTATAGACGACAATGTGTCTGAGGCCGCCCCGTGTTGACACTTCCAATTAAGAAAAAGTGGTTCGACTTGATTCTTTCAGGGGAAAAGAAAGAAGAATATCGCGAGATTAAGCCGTATTGGACAACTAGGTTTAAAAGTATCATTGGCGGATATGATTTTGAAAGATTTATCATCAAAGGAGTGTCTCTTAACTTTACAGTCCGATTCCAAAACGGGTATTCTCCCGATTCTTCATCCTTTGACGCAGATGTTTACCTTGAAAAAGGAACGGGGAAACCCGAATGGGGAGCAAAGCCGAAAGAAGAATACTATGTGCTGAAGATAGGGAAAATATACAATGTTTCTTTGAAAGGGGGTGTATGATGAGCCTGATCTTGATTCAAGATGCCGATATGCCTCAGGGGTGTTGTTGGGCAGATGAAAACAGAAAATGGCACCTGTGTTTTTATCATGACCAATGCAAGGTAATCCACAAACTAATGCGCGAAGGCAAGGTTATGATTGGCGGAAGGGCAAAAGGATGTCCTATGACAGAGGTTCGGCATTTTGGAATAGTTCATGGTGCCGCGCAGATAAAAGAAGGAACAAACAACAACCCCATTGGTTCTCCCATTGGTCAAATATATACAGACCTGAAAGAGAACGATATTTCAAGGTTTGTTCAAGTTCAACTGGAGTTATAAAAAGAGGAAGGTCTCAACGGCCTTCCTTCTCTTTTTCTATCAGGGCCTTGATTCCCGTTGAACCGAGACCCTTTGCAAATTCAAACAATTCATCGTCCTTCGGATAGAATCGCAGTTCAATCCGCTTGACACTTTTCTTTACATACTTGACTTGCGCCCGCTTTGCCGATTCTCTCATACGATCACCAACCTGTTGCAGTTATCATCCAGTACGACATAATACCCTCTATTCTTGAGAGTCTCAACCTCCCGGCGAAAAACTCTCAGCACGAAATTGTCCAGTAATCCCTTCGGGGTGAGGAACCGGCTCCTTAAATCGTTGAGCCGGGTCTCAAGTTCTATCTTCTCTCCTATTGCCATTGGTCTCTCCTTGTTGGTTGGGTTTTCATCTGATCAGGCCTTGAGTTTCTTCCGTTTATCAAGAACCTCACAGGTCGTTGAATAATAGTCGCAGTTGATTGGGTCGGGGTCGGCCTTTGTTCCCGCATGTCCGTCCTCGATATAAACTCCCTTTTTGCCTTCGCTCATTGCCCGGCAATACACCCCCTCGTCTTTGAGGATTTTGTATCTGCGCTTATGGCAGTCAATCTTGTAAACTGTCATCTCTTACCTCTCCATCTTCCATGATTTCAAAAACCCGGTATGCCGGATAGTTGTCGAGTCTGACAAACTTGCCACGGAGTTTGATGTACTCATCTCCTTGAAACTTGTACACCCTTCGCCAATCGCTTTTGTGCCAACCTGACCTTTTGCCGATTATGGCCCTCAATGCGCCACCGCTTTTGCCGTATGCCTTCTTGTATACTGTCATGCTCCAATCACCTCAATGTTTCTGTCGTAGATTGTGAAGTCTGCACTATAACCAAGTCTGTATGTGTCAGGGATAACCTTGACGATAACCTTGCCGGCTCCAATGTCGATTCTGACCACCTCAACATCAACAAGGTGTCTGTAACACCTGTTCGGAGTCCATAGACTGCCGCATCTGTCGGTGACATTCAGAACCTTAATCATCTTCTGTTCTTCATGTTTGACTTCAAACCTCTTGCGACTGATCATCTTCACAAACTCAGTCTTGCTGACATTTGTTGCCGAATACATCGGCTCGATGATGTTGTCGTAATCCTCTACGGAAACCTCATATCCCGCAATCCTTTCAAACTCATGCTTCATCATGCTCTTACCTCCTCATAGACTCCGTTCTGCTTGGCCCATGCAATGTACTTCTCTTTGTATTTGTCTTCGCATTTGTCATGGTCATCGAGCAATGCCATGCAGTTGAAAGTATGGAATCTACTCTTGTCATTGCGTCTGCATTCCTCTATGGCCTCTTTCTTGTTATAGGCCCACACATACATTGTGTGAGCGGTGTTCGGGTATCTTCCGTGATGATGTGTATAGAACACCCTGTACCATTTCTTTGTCTTCATGCTCTGGCCTCCTTTTTCTTCCAAAAACCAAGTTCTGCAAGAGTTCTCCCGAACTTCATGAGCATGTCATCCTTGCCGCCCAAGACAAGGTATTCTTCATACAGACAGTCTGCTTTCCTCGCAAAGTCGGTCTGCTGAAGTTGGTCTCTGTTGGTCTTTGCGCAACACCACATGGGAAGTCCACATTCTTTGCTCATGATCTGAAGTTCTTTGAAACATTCATTCCTTCTGTTGTTGATAGTTGTTGTCTCGTTGATGAGTTTCTGAAGTGCCGTTCTCTCTGCCTGTGTCATATCGTTTCCTCCTTGGGGTTCTGCACCCCGCCTGATTAAAAGATAGCACCGACCCTATAACTCTGTCAACACCCAAAACGAAAAAATTTTTCCGATTGGACAAACTTATGCAATTTGGGACTCGACTCCACCATCTTAATTGTCCGTTTGGGGTAAAATATCAGAGATGGCGGCAACAGGAAGAAAGTGCGCGATAGATATTCATCCTCAAAGAGAAGAGATCATCGAGAAGATTCTCCACGGAGAGTCCTTCCGTCGCATTTCGTCGCAATATGGGTTTTCCGAAAACGCAGTAGTCCGATATGTTCACAATGTTCTGAATAAAGACCTTGCCGTTTATCTCGCAGAGCAGAGACAGGAAGGTAGCCTCAGGACAATAGAAGGTTGTCTGAAAGAACTTGAATACATGGCTACTCTGACCAAAGACCTTCTTGAAGACTGGAGAAAAAGACTTGTTGAATCCAATGGCAAAGACCCGTATCTGAGAAGGGATGTTCTTGCCGCAGTAAAGACCAACAAAGAGAACATAGAGACCATAGGCCGGTTCTTGGGCATGGTCAAAGATGTCACCATCGTAAACAACATTTCACTGGAATCCTCGGCCTTCATCGCTCAGGTGATAGACATTCTTGAGGACTGCCTGTCTGACCAACCCGAACTCTTGGAACAGATTGAGGAGAGACTGCATGGCTGAGGAACTGACAATGGGAAGACATGCATACCTCATGACACACCCCGTAGCCTATGCGGAGTCTTTTGACCTTCCGTTCGGGACTCTCTACGACTGGCAGAAAGAGGTTCTTGCCGTCAGGTGGGGAGATGTCTGTCTCAACGGAGCGCGTCAGGGCGGAAAGTCAACAATAGTCTCCGTCCTTCCTTGTCACCGGGCAAAGTTCTATCCCGGTTCTCTTTCAATTGTCATCGCTCCGACTCTCCCTCAGGCCACAGAAGACATGAGCAAAATCAAGGCCGTCATTCAGAGAGATGAGACTTTCCCACAGATGATCAGGAGCAATGACAGTGAACTGAAGTTCAACAATGGTTCAAGAATAGTTGTTGCCCCGGCAACGGATGCGGCAAGAGGAAAATCCGCTCCGACACTGGTTATCCTTGACGAGGCCTCACGCATAGAAGACTTCGTATTCACCGAAGTAGTTCTTCCTATGTTCACACATTCCAAGAGATATCTGTGTGTCAGCATCTCCACCCCGAACGGAAAGAAGGGGTTCTTCTATGACGAGTTCAACGACCCGTCAGTCATTCGTTTTGAAGTCCGTTCTCCGTGGGATGTCTCCCCCGAAGACAATTACACACTCATCCCGGCAGAGGACGAGGAAGTCTATAAGAAGAGAATGGCACAGAAAGGCATCAGAGCCTTCTATTCGCCTCAGCACAGAGACTATGAGAAACAGGCCAAGTTCCTCTCCAAGATGGGCAAGATGAGATACCTTCAGGAGTTCTGTTGCGAGTTCGTTGAACCCGAAGATCAGGTCTTCTCCTACGCTGACATTGAGGCCGTGTTCAAGAGCAGAGCAAAGGCCGAAGACGACATTATGACCGCCGCAGCCGGCGAAGAATTCACAGATGCGAGAGGTGTTGCCGTATGAGTCAGTACACAGTGTCTGTCGATATCGCCAAGAGAAGAGACTTCTTCGCCATTCAGGTATACAGAGATACTCCCGAACTGATAAAGGGAGACATCAACGCAAATGCCCCTGACAGAATCTTTCATTACCAAGACCTTGTGTATCAGTTCAAGGCTCAAGACATGAGATATCAGGACTTTGCAACTCACCTTGTAAGGCTCCTGTCGGACAAGAAACTTCAAAACAACAACGACCTCATCGTTGACGGAACAGGAGTCGGGGTGGCAGTTGTGGACATCTTCCGCGACAAGGGCCTGACTCCGATACCCATTGTTGCCACATCAGGCGGAGAGGCCCACCCCGTCTTTGCAGATGCCGGGAACATCTTCGGCAGTGGAGAGAGACTCAAGGGAATGAGGACTGTCTCCGAATGGCACATTCCCAAGACAGAACTCGTTCAGGCGGGACAGGTGGCTATGGAGCAACATAGATTCCGCCCGGCACCAAACATAAGACATCTCGATGACTTCAGAGATCAGTTGATGAACTTCAAAGGTAAGTTCAACGAAAAGACCCAGTACACCAAGTACAACGCAGAGGATGACGAGGTTCATGACGACTTCATCACTTGTTTCCTCATGGCTATGTGGTGGGTCAGAAACAAAGGTGAGAACGCAATGGTCAGGAAGTTCTCAAACGAAAAGGACGAAACGGACTGGAACCCGTTGGAGATATGACATGGATAAAGAACATCTTGCAAAACTCGGAAAGATAAAAGACTCGCTTGAAGTGGAAAGACAGATATATCTCAGCAAATGGAAGGAACTTGCCCCGTATTTGGGCATCTCGTTCTCAAACTGGGATAACGACTCAACCAACGAGCAACTGGCAGACACCAAGCCGATTCTCGATTCAACGGCAGATGAGGCGGGCGATCTGATGGCAAACGGCATTCAGGGATATGCTTGTGGTTCAAACAATCCGTGGCTTTCTCTGAGTTTTGAGAATGAGAAGTATCAGAAGTCATCCGTTCTTGGTGGCGCACTGAAAGCATCAGAAGACAGAATATACAAGCAGTTCAACAAGGCGTCATTCTACGATGCTTCGCTTGCTATGACCCTTTCTGTTGTCCATCTCGCAACCGGCATCATGTGGATGGAGGAAGACCCCAAGAGAGGTCAGCCTGTCTACTCGGTTCTCCATCCAAGAGACTGTTACATTCAGGAGAACTCCGCTCATGAAGTCGATGTCCTGTTCAGAGAGTTTTGGCTCACACAGGAAGAGGCAATGGAGCAGTTCGGGGACAGTTGTTCTGACTCAATCCGCAACGGCAAGGATGCAACGCAGAAGTTCCAGTTCGTGAACTATGTCGCACCTCGTTCAAGATACGGCATGAGAGACCAAGTTCAGGGGGAGAAGAACTATATCTCCGTCTACTGGGAAGTCGGTAAGACAGACAAGACAGTTAAGGAAGAAGAGTACACCCGCAAGCCTTTCGCAGTGTGGAGATTCTCCCGCGCGCTCTTCGGCGGAGCATGGGGAGTTGATTCACCGGGTATGAAGAAACTGTCAGACATCAAACAGGTCAACGGACTGTGTGACGACAGATTCAGACTCTCTCGCCTTACCGCAAGGCCCTACGGCAAGAAGACAAGGGGCCTGAAAGTCAACATCACCCCGAATGGTTTCACGGAACTTGGCCCCGGAGAGGACTACACAGTCATGAGACCGACCAACGACCTCAGTTGGACACAGGCGATAATCGAAGACCTTCAGAAGAAGATCAGAGCCGCCTACTACTCAGACTACTTCCTTATTCTCTCATCCACCATTGAGCAGAGAAAGACCGCAACAGAGGCCAACGGACTTCAGGAGGAGAAGTCAGTCATCATGGCATCCTTCTTCTCAAGAATGTGTTCAGAGTTCCTTGAGCCAGTCATTGAATGGACATTCATGAACGAAGGCATTCACGGAAGACTTCCTGAGTTCAGTGAGGCTCTCTCAACATCTGTTGCGGAACTGCGGCAGAGAAAAGAAGAGGCCGGTGAAGTTGTCGAGGACGAGGACAAACTCCTTGAAGAGGTTACAAAAGACCTTGGAGAGGTCAAGGTAGACTTCATCAGCCAGTTGGCAAAGACACAGGAGAGAGCATCCAAGCATCAGCCGAACATTGCCTATGCAAATCAGATACTTGCCCTTCTTCAGGTCTTCCCTGAGGCAAGGTACAAGATTGACATCTACAACTTCATTGACGATGTTGCCAAGAACTTTGGAACCAACTCAAAGATTGTAGTTCCCACTTCAAGAGCAAAGAGGGACTACGAAACAGTGGTTAAGGCCCAACAGGAGGCCGCAATCGCACAGGCAAGACTGAACGCCCTTCAGCAAGCCGGAAAGGCCTACAAAGACTTCTCATCGGATATCGGCGAGAACTCCGCAATAGGAGCAATGGGAGGAGAGAATGCCTGACATTGAAGACTACACAAAACAGTTGGAAGAGGAGCAGAAGAACTTCAAGGCCCTTCAGGAGGCATATCAGATGGTCTTCTGTCACAACCCCTACGGAGACATCGTTCTAATGGACATGCTCAACACCCTCGGATTCTTCGCAACAGACCCACAGATTATAAGACCTGAACTGACGGCATTTGCCAACCAACTTCTCATGAAGATGGGAGTCTATGACGGCGGCAAAGGCCTTCAAAGATACATTGACGGAATCATCAAGACCGCCAAAGGAGAGAAATAATGCCTGAACCAACAATTGACCCGACAACAACAGTCGAGCCTACAACCACCCCGAATCCCGCTCCGGCAGAACCGGCCCCGGCAACACCGACACCTTCGGGAGAGCCTACGGCAACACCGGCGGAACCGAACGCCCCGAAGACCGCTGAGCCTTCAGGGGTTGACCCGTCAGCACTGTCTTACTCGGATGTGAAGTATTACTCCCAGTTGGACAAGGAGACGGCAAGCAATAAAGACCTCATGGAAAGAGTAAAGGGACACAAGACTGTCTCCGAACTTGCCAAGGCCTACGCAGAGATGTCGGCCAAGATGGACGATGCGTTGTTCATCCCCGGCAAGGACGCAACAGTTGAACAGGTCAAGGACTTCTTCCACAAGATCGGAGTCCCTGAGAAGTCAGAGGACTATAACCTTGTTGATGGTTCCTACAAGCCTGAGGAGATTGCCGAACTGAAGACTTTCTTCAGAAACGAAGTTCTCTACAAGAACGGACTTTCCAAAGTTCAGGGCGAAAGGGTTTGGAAGTCATGCCTCGCTTATCTGATGACAGAGAGAGCAATGAACGAGAAGGCCTTTGAAAAACTCAAGAGTTCCTTCTCTGAGAGACACAGTGCCTACCTGAAGAACGACTACCCGGTTGACGCAGACAGACAGGCAGTGATGAACGAAGACCTGTCTCTCGCATCGGAGTTTTTCAGCCAGTCAGGCCTCGGAAAGGCTTTCAAGGATACCGGCCTGATCTACAACCCTGAAATCATCCACAAGGCCGCCCAGTATCAGAAGGGCATCAGGGCCAACGGGGTGATGGGAACATCTGCCCCAACAGAAAAGGATAGTGGCATGTTCCAACAGGGAGAGGACTTCAAGAAGGCTTACGGAGGTAGGAAATGACATCATTCGATGAATTGCTTGCAAGCATAGACGAAAACAAGCCGGCACAGGAAAATCCCACCCCGGCACCGAATCCGGCAGACCCGAAGACAGACCCGAAGGCAGACCCGGCACAGACTGTCGGAACACAGGGTAAGACGGCAGAGAACGAACACATGATGCCTATTGGCGACCAGTTCAAGGCGTTCTGTGATTCACGAAAGAAGAAATAGGCCGCGTTGCGGTTGAAATAGGAACAGTAATCCAACAAAAAGGGAGTTCCGAAAGTTCACGGGTCTTCGCTCATGGCACGACATGGTGAACGGAAGGGACGGACTGTAAGAAGGGTTCAGAGAAAAAAATAGGAGAAGAAAGATGGCAACAATTCTTTCAAATTCACATCTGAACCTCGCAGAGGCTCAGAAAAGAGCATTGTATGACGGCAGTAGGGGCATCCTTGCTGAACTTGAGGAGACAAATGAAATCCTCAAAGTCGCACCTTGGTATCCTTCCTCAAATGGCTCAATCCACAAGTATGTGAAGGCTAAGGCACTCGGAAAGGGCGGACTGGTAGATGTCAACGGAGCAATCCCGACTCTCAGTTCACAGGCCGATGTTGAGATCATGCAGATTCTCGACTACGAAGGACTCTCAAAGATTGACGAGAAACTTCTCAGCGATTCAGAGAACCCTGAGGCAGTGAGAAACTCTGAAGACCTCATGAACGCAGAAGGCTTCATGAACGAGTACATGAGCATGGTCATCTACGGAAAGGGAGACTTCAAGGGATTTGCAAACCTCAGACCCGCTCTTGAGACAAAGAGAGTATGGTCAGCCGGTGGAAGTGGTTCAGATGTCACATCCGCATGGCTCGTTGAGTGGGGCGAACACGGAGTCAATTTCCGTTATCCCAACGCCGCAACACCCGGCTTCATCAACGAAGACAGGGGTCGCCAGTTGGTCAAGTCCGCCGACAACGCGGGCGAGATGTTCGCATGGCTCAGATTCTTCGCAATCAAGTCAGGTCTGCACATCTACAACGAGAAGTGCCTCCTCCGTATGGCAAACATTGAGACAAGCGGCTCTTCAAATCTCTTCGATTCCAAGATCGCAGTCGAGATGAAGAACACACTTCCCCACAAGGGTAAGTATGCCACATGGCTCGTCAACTCAACTGTCATGGCACAGATTGAGAACTCTCTCCTCGACAAGGCAAACATTGCCTTCTCAAGAAGGGAAGTCGAAGGTTTCGGCCCGGTCACATACTGTGTCGGAATTCCAGTTCTGTGCATGGATGCAATCCTCGACACAGAGTCAGCACTTAGTTAATAGGAGGAACCGAGAATGAAAGATGTACTTCTGAAATTCGGTAACATCTCTGCCGCAACCAAGCAGACCGAGGCCTATGCCGCAGATATCATCGACATGGGCGCAGTCCGCAAGGCCGGACAGGGCGATCAGGTTAATGTAGTGTTCGTCCCCGCAACAGACATGGCATCAGCAGATACCATCGTTTGCAAACTCCTTGAGTGTGCAACTGTCAATGGCACATACACGGCTTGTGCCGCCGGTGCCGCAGTCACACTGAAGGCCGGCGAGAAGTTCGCTCTTCCCGTTCCGAGGACACACAAGAGGTTCCTGAAGGCCGGTGTTTATCCCGATTCTTCAAGCACCTTTACCGCCACAACGATTGCCGCACAGATTGAAATCGGTGCTTAATCGTTCCGCCACGGGGCCTAAACCACCCCGTGGCACCCTTTATTTTTCGGAGGAATCCAAATGAAAGCAGTTTGCAAAAATACATGTTTCGATTCAACAAAGGGAATCAAGTTTGAAGAAGGTAACGAGTACGACATCTCAAAAGAAGACAGAGAGAGATTCAAGGCAACAGGCTTTGACAAACACTTCACATTCTTCCCCAAGAAGAAGGAAGTTCTCGTTGCGGAGACTCCCGTAGTCGAGGAAAGAAAAGCCGTCAAGTGAGAGGTGAAAGATGATTTACTCAAGGAACTGGCTCGACATTGCCAACAGAGCATTAGTAAAGACAGGCAATCAGCAGATAGAGAACTTCACGGAGGGAGCAGACAATGTAAACTACATCAATGCCCTTCTTCCTGAGGCAGTCGAAAGTGTCGCCGCTCTCTATCCTTGGCGTTGTATGACACACAGAATCTCACTGGCCCCCAGTGTCGATGTTCCTGAGTTCGGTTTCACCCATGCCTTTCCGCTTCCGACAGACTTCGCAAGAATCGTTGAGGTCGACACCGGGAATGCAGAATGGAAGAGAGAAGCGGGCAAGATTGTCACAGATAGTGAGTATTGCAATCTTGTTTATCTCAAACTTCCTGAAGAGCCTCTTGATCTGATTCCGTCAGTGAGGGAACTCATCACCATAAGGCTTGCCTACAACATCGTTCAGACAACGACAAGCAATTCAACACTCCTCTCCCAGTTGAACAACGAGTTCCAAAGCGCACTCCTTCTCGCAGAAAGAGAAGACACACAGGGCGAGGAAGACATAACCGAATACACAGAGGATGATTACAGATGAGCAGTTATGACATCCTTCAGAACAACTTTCCTTCAGGGGAACTGTCTCCTCTGTGGAAAGGAAAATCCAACTCCGAGTTTTATCGGACTGGTCTTGACACATGCAAGAACTTCATGCCGATGACTCCTTCGGGACTCAGACGCAGACCGGGAACCAAGTATCTGATGGAGACTGTCAATCAGGCTCTTTCAATCATCGTCCCGATGACAGTGGACTCCAACTCCCTTGTGTGTGAGATAACCAAAGGCAAGGCAAGGGTATGGGATGTCTCAGACCCTTCAAACGCAACAACGGCAAGCGATGCAAAACTGAACTTCACAGATGACTTGGAGAACATCAGATACTGTGTGAACAAGGGCGTGATTTGGCTTGTGAACGCACTGATGAAGCCGGTCACAGTCACTGTCTCAGGATCATACCCGTTCACAATCACTGTTGCCGAACCTACATTCTCCGGCGATGTGACATTCTCATCTTCGGGAGACTATCCGTCTTGTGTCGGTTTCAAAGGCGGAAGACTCTTGTTCGGAGGAACAAAGAACCTTCCGAACGCCATATTTGCCTCCCGGTCTCCTGACTACACCTCAGTGAACCCCGACAGATACACAGACTTCAACTTCCTTGACGGAGGCCTTGTGATAGCCTCATGTGCGCTTGAAGTGGAAGACAACGAATTGTCTCAGGCAAGGTGGTTCCTCAATTCTCAGAGGTTCCTTGTCGGTTCATCTACAATCATATTCTCAGACAACGGAGTGGCGGTCACTCCGACTGACTTCGACATCTCGCCGACACTCAGAGAAGGTTCTGCAAACATCCCGGCAAAGGGATTGAAGAACTATGTCGTCTATGCCGGTGTCAGTGGAAAGACAATGCATATCATGGTCTACGATTCAGACTCAGAGCAGTATGTGTCAAAGAGCATTACAACCAACTCCTCACATCTGTTCTCTGCCGGCATCAAAGACTTCGCAATAACATTCATGCCCGACCCGATTATATGGGTTCTTCTCAATGATGGAACCATGCTCTCATGCACAATCGACAACTCTTCAGGAAGTTTCATGACAGGGTGGGCAAAACACACATTCACAGACAGAACCCCTTGCAACCTTGCATCCGTTCCCGGTGAAGACGGAAGGGACATTCTGTATATGGTCATGCAGACTGAATCCTCATATCACATTGAGACCCTTGAGATGGACGACATCTTCGATGAGAGCGAATCCAAGGTCTATTTGGACATGAGAATCTCAAGATCTTCGGGAACGCCCACAGACACCTTTGCCTACACGACACTCATGGCGGGAAAGACTGTTTCCGTAATAGCAGACGGAGCAATCCTTCCTGAAGTGGTTGTGGACGATTCGGGCAATGTGACACTGGACAGAGAGGTCAGCGACTGCGAGATAGGACTTTCCTTTGAATCCCTCGCCGGTTTCCTTTCTCAGGAGCAACCGACAAACGGACAGTCATCCTTTGGCAATAAGAGAAGGCTCAAGTCCGTCACCCTGAGAGTTTATCAGTCGTTCGGAGGCTTTGTCGGTCTTCAGCATGACGACACCTCAAAGATGAGAGAACTCCTCTCGTCCAAATACGGAACACACGAATACGGAGAGACAATCTCTCTTGTAGATGAAGACTTTGTAGCGGACATCCAGTCCCCGAACATAACGAACGCAACACTCTATGTGTTGTCAGACTATCCGACCCCTCTGAACATTCTTGCGCTCAAGGAAAAGATAGAACTACTGGAAACATAAGGAGCCACAGAATGAAAAAGATTATTTCAATAATAATAATACTTCTCTTTATTGCTATTCCGATATTTGCCTCAGGCATCGTTGAAGGAGGTCTCAGTGGAGGTGCAAGCGGAGCATTTCTTGGGTTCTTAATCGGAGGCCCGGTCGGTGCGATTATAGGCGGAATAGGAGGAGCCGCAGTCGGGGGAACTGTCGGAGGTGTTAAACAGAAAAAAGAAGAAGTAGCGCAGAACGAACAGTATAATGCCGCAATCGCCTCCCTTGAAACAGAGAACGAGACTCTTGCCGCTCAGAATTCTTCTCTTACAACCGCTCTTAACACTTGGGGAAATCAGTACAAGTCTGCACTTATGACCGCTCAGGACGAGGGAGAGGCGGAACTCAAAGCAAGAAAAGAGAACTGGGGTCTTACAGATGCAAATCTTGCCGCACAGGAGCGCGGAGGCATTACTGCACAACTTATTTCCCAACAGGCCAAAAATCGCGTCATTTCCTATGCCGGAGAAGATATGGTACTCAATTCGGGTGAAGTTGAGAAAGCCGTTGCAAAAGCCTTCTCATCAACCGATACATCCGATTTGAGAGGTCTTGACAATAAGAACTATGGAATCTATGAAACGGAACTCATTGCTACCATAACTTCTCTCCAAAAGAGCAGAAGAGACCTTGAAGAAACAATCAATCTTAATAAGAGAGCAATCGCGACAAACGAAGAGTCCATTGGAAGATATGAAAAACTCAAGGAAGACTTCTTCTTCATATAAGGAGGCGCGCTGATGAACATCTCAATGGCTGATTATAGTGGACTCAAGAATGCAGTGGCAAATGAAGGCCAGTCGAAAATGGCAGTGGCGAATCGCAATCTCTATAAAGCACAAAGAACAGAGAACCTTTTTTATACCGCCATGGACTCTGCAACAAAGATAACAAAGGTGGTAAACGAAGCAAAGGAACTTCAGGACAAAGGACAGAAAGCCACAATGACTGAAGAACTTCAGAGCAAGGCAGAATACTTCAACACTCTTCTTGAGAACTCAATAAACGATGGAACAACCTTTGTCGGTGATGACGGAAAAGTTCACTTCTCAGATGAAATCCAGTCATACATGAATACATGGCTTGATGATGTGAATTCCCGCGAGGGAATCTCCAAGTCTGTAAAAGACTGGGCGGCGCAGTACATGACAGGTGTTGCCAATGCGGCAGATGAGTCGGTTTTGATTAAGGCCGCCAAGAATGGAGCAGTTCTTGCCAATGAAGCAAGTACACAAACTCTGAACAATGCCCTGAACACTGCCATATCACAAAGGGATTTCAGATTCGTTCAGGAAACAATTGCCGCTCTCCCGGTGGACAATGCCACCAAACAGAGCCTTGTCATCCAGTACGGCGCAGACTATGGAATCGGGGCCACAAAGGAGACTGTCTATCAGATAGCCTCAACAGAGGGCGCAGATGCGGCAATCAAGTATATTGAATCAGGAAACTACAACACGGGCGTTCCTGTGACACTGAGCAGAGATCAAAAAGATTCTCTTGCAGATTATGCCCGCAACATTGAGAAGAAGACTGTCTCAGACCTGACAAACGCCTCGGAAAAGAACGCAAGGACGAGCCGTCAGGCGGGAATGAACTATTCAGATATCTACAAGGCCTCTGACAACGAGGAACTGTCAGCGTCCAACAGAAAGGCCGTCAAGGACGGAATCGCCAAGGTTCAGGCAGAGGAATGTACCAACTGGTTCAGCCAGTATGCCAATGAACTTGATTATGCCTCCAAAGAAAGACTTGAAGAAATCAAAAAGGACTTGGAGAACAACAAGGGCCTGTTCGTTGAAGATGCGAAGCCTCTCTATGAGACATACATGGATAAGATTGACGGCAAGATTCAGAGCGCAGTTGCGACGGGCGAAAAGACTGTTACTGCCACTGCAAAGGCAGTCGGAGAGACCTACTTCAATCAGTGGAATGCCGGCAAGATATCAGGCCAGTATGCCATTGATAGCATTCATGCCTACATGGAGTCCGTCGGAGATAATATGGGGGCATTTCAGGCGTGTGACGAGTTTATCAACAAGATAATCACTCAGAAGGTTCCCGCCGTACACAAAGAGTCTGTGAACAGGTTTTGGGATTCCTTTGATTCTGATTGGCTCTCAAGGATTGATGTCAAGAAGATGGCAGACATGGACGAGGAGCAGAGGAGCGCGTATCAGTCTGCATACCTTTGGGCGGAAGGCTCACTGGCAGACATATTCAAAGATTGTGAAAATCTTTCCCCGTCTGAACTCGATGCCAAGATGAACAAGGTCAAGAACACCTATATCGCCAAATACCTCGATGCGAACGCAATGGTCACAGGTGTAGATCAGACCGCATCTCAGAACAAGAGCGCACAGGAACTTTTGAAGTCCTTCTCAGAGTCCTCGCCGGTCTATTATGACCAGTCAAGGAACGAAGATGTTTGGGTGTCTGATCAGGCCAAGAAGAACTTTGAGAGCGTTGCCGCATATTACAAGGACGAACTGAACGAGATGGGATTTGATGTTGTCGAATACCACCCCGTCAGATATGGCAATACTGTTGAGGCCATTCCTTACTTTGAAACCAGTAATGGCGACACTCTCTGCATCAATCCTGAAACAAATGAAGTTCATAGAATAACCATCACAAAGGATGGGTACGAAATCAGCGACAACCCGGTCAAGCCTTCCACAAATGGAGTAGTTGAGACTTCTGCCGGCACCTCTTCAAGCAATGTCACAAAGCATGGCAAGGAAGTAGATCAGAAAAACAACGAAGATGCCGCAAAGCAGAGAGTCGCCTCAGGTTACTACGGAAGTCAGGCACAGAGATATGTCACAGAGCATGAAGTTTCCTCAGAAATGATTCAGAAACTCACAGTTCCTCAAAAGTATGCATATTCGGCATTCCTGAAACAGGGCATGTCAGAGAAAGAGGCCTATGAAAAAGCACTTTCAACAGGAGGCAATAAATGAACCTTTACGAACATCTCAATTCAATGAATCAGGAAGATGAACTGAAGGTTCCGTCCAATGCTCCCGTAGTTGAGCCGGTAGTAGAGTCTGCCGAACCAACCAAGGCAATCAAACAGGCTCCCGTAGTTCAGAAGGATTACAGAACCCCTTTAATGAAGCAGATTGAGGCCAAAGTCGAGGAGCAGAGGAATGTTCTTGACACCCCGTACTATCTGACACCTGAAGAGAGTAAGGTTGTGACACAGGCCATGACCGATGCCATAGACAATGGAGAAGACCCTTCTCAGGTCAAGGAAATGTGGAGTCAGGCCATTGCCTTCTCAAGACAGTATGATCTTCCTCTTTCAGCAACGATAAACAGTCTCGACGCTCTGACAGAATACCAGTTGGGTGCAAAGCCGAACTTCACACAGACAGGAACGAGAGCAGTTCTGAACTCAATGAAAATCGGAAGTCTCACTGTTGACCGCGCAGAACTGGCAGAGAAGTTTCACGACCTTTACAGAAAAGGTCAGGACACATCAGAGATTGAGGCGCAGATTCAGGCATTGGATGAGCAGATTGAAAGCCTGAGAGACTACATGCCGCGCAACATCGTCACCCGCATACTCAAGGCGGCGGGAAACAGTGCGGCCTACTCAATCAATGTGTTGGGTGCCTCTCTCGCATCTCAGTATCTCGGAGGACTTGTCACATCAACTCTCGGCCTGACAGGCCCGCTTGCAACGGCAATCACTGCCGCCGGCGGATTTCTCAAAGGCAGACAGTTGACCAAGTATTCAAAGTATTACGACCTGATTAAGGCGGGCGTTGACCCGACTGCCGCAGAATGGACAAGCGAACTGTCGGCGGACATTCAGGCCGCAATTGAAGCATATCTCGGTATTGAATCCCGTCTCGCCAAAGGCGTTGCCGGTGGAACCTCTGCGCTCTCAAGAAGAATCGTTGAGAACATGTTTATCAACGGAGGAATGGACAAGGTTGCAAGCATGGCATCCAAGGCCGCCACATTTGGAATCGGGTACGGGGTGAACCTTGCATCAGAGTTTACTGAAGAGTGGTCTCAGCAGATTACAGAGATGGTCTTCGACAACATGGCCTACACTCTCAGCGAAATGGACGCTCCATATTCAATCGAGGACATCAACAAAGAGGCCCTGTCAGCCGGCATAGAGGGCGCACTTGCCGCAGTGATCACAGGCGTAGGCGAATCCGTAACCTCCACTTCCAACACAATCAGGAAGGCGACAGAACTCAAACATCTTGCCGCAACCACCCCGTCCGTGGAGGAGTTCGTCAAGAAGGCCGAAGAGGTCGCCCCTGACTTTGTTGCCAAGGATAAATTTGAATCCGCAATGACCTCCATTTGGGAACAGACACAGAATCAGGCCTCTCAGATAAAAGCCGAACAGTCTGTCGAATCAACCGGCATGGCGAACTTCCTTGCTTCGTCAGTGGAAGGTGCGGAAGTCAGTGAAGATTCAGTTGTCTTCTCCGATGAAAAATCGCTCACAGAGACACTTTCTTCAATCAGAGATACTGCAACATCAGTCGTCAAGGAAAATGACGGCACATACCGCCTGACATTCACTGACAAGGACGGAAACAACGAGCAGATATCATTCATGACCAAGGAACAGGCCACAAGTCAGAACAGGGAGACAAACATTCCCTTCTCGGAAGGCTATGACGAGAAAGTAAGATTCAGAGGCGCACAGTTGTCCGAAGAGGCCTTTCTTCAGGAGGAAGAGAGAAACTATGTCCGTGAAGGAATCAAGAACATGCTCGGAAAGAATGCCTCTCCCGGCCTTGTCAATTCCGGCACAGAGTCTGTTCTTGTCGCCTCAAGGATGCTCGGCATTCCTTCGGACACTTTGATTGACAAGAAGATAGGAATTAACTTCATTGAGGAGACTGTCAACGACAAGGGCCAAGAGTTCAAAGGCTATATGGATCGAGAACTCAAGGATGGCGGAACATTCTTCAACATCAATGTAAACAAGAACGCCGACACAACAACCCTTCCCCATGAGATAGGCCATGTCGTCAGGGCATTGTCCGATGAGAAAACCCTTTCTTCTTTTGCCAAGAGATATGGCGGCACAGTCGGTGCAATGTGGGTCGAGGACATCAAACAGGCCAACGGAAAGTATACTGTCGGAGATCGGGTCTTCGACAATTATGACGATGCCTTTGCGTTTGTCTCTCCCAACGAGGAAAAATTCGTAGATGAGTTCCTTCAGTATCTCGCAACAGGAGTCGCCCCGACAGAAGAGGCAAGGTCAATCTTCTCTCAGATGAAACAGTTCCTCAAGTCCATTGTCGATGAGTATGGGGACAACTTCGACCCCGATGTCAAGGCAGACTTTGACAACATGCTTCGTAACCCCTCATCTGTCGAATCCAGTGAAAGTGGAAGATTGTTTCAGTTATCTGATAGCGTTGAGAGCATCTATAAAACCACACTGGAGAAACTTAAAAACAACCCCGCCAACTGGGACGGGGAACATTGGTTGGCGCCAAACGGCAAAATCAGCAACCTCACAGAAAGGCAGTATGTTCTTGTCAGAACTCCGGCATTCAAAGCATGGTTTGGAGACTGGGAGAACGACCCGCAGAACGCTTCAAAAATAATAGATGAGAACGGAGAACCAAAGGTTGTCTATCATGGTTCTATGGAGACCTTTGATGTCTTTGATGCATCAAAGTCTCGCGCAAACATGGACATTCAGGGCAACTTCTTCTCTCCTTGGGAACTCGATGCCAAAGGCTATGGAACAAATGTCAGGGCCTTCTTCCTGAACATCAGAAAACCCGCAAACGAGTCTACCGGCTATAAAGCACTGAAGGATTTCAAGGGTCAGAATTACGCCGGAACAAAGGCAAGAGAACAGTTGATTGCCGCCGGTTATGATGGAGTCAACAACGAAGACGAAGAGTACATTGCATTCAACTCAACTCAGATTAAATCTGCCACAAGCAATGTAAGCACATTCAATTCTGACAATCCGAATGTTCTCTATCAGTTGAAGAACCCGACAGAAAGAGAAATAAGAGACAAAAGAATCTTAGACCTTGTGAATAATGAAAACCCTCAGGAAGTAGTCCCTTCAAAACCTATGACAAAACCTGAAGCGAAGGCAATTTTCAGAACACTGAAGAAAGTGAAGAATCTGAGTGATGGGCAAGAGGCGACTTTCTCTCCGACAACTGTTGGCAAACTTTTCGGGCATGGCGGATTTGACATGTCCACAATAGTTCAGAGCCTCAGAGAACTGTACGAAAAAGCAGAATATATCGGGTTCCGAGACGAAACAACTACTCCGTATCATAGTGCGCGCAATAGCATCCTCGGTGTTCATGACTATCTCAATAAGTTTTCAATTCAAGAAGGAGAGAACAAAGGGAAATATTATATTCGTTTCACTGTAAGGGAGAGCAACGACAACACTGGAAACGATAACAAGCGCGTACTGCATTCTGCATTTGTAAGCGATATTGAACTGTATAAAGAAATAAACGGCAACCTTGAACCTGTCCCGGATATTGACCGGGGGGAACAAGACCGCCGTCTCGATTACATATTAGCAGAGTATCTCAGACAAATCAACAGTAGAAACAAGAGCAGACTGTTTCAGTTGTCCGATACCAAAAAGAAAGAGATTCTTGATCAGAGAAAAACTGATGTTCAGAATGCCACTTTCTACGGCTTCATAGTCCCGACCAAGATTCTTGAGGAGTATGCCGGGGAAGACTGGGCAGACGAAGAACTGGAGTTTAGGAAGAAGTTTGCCGCATCCGCAGACCTCGCCCGAAAGGCATTTACTCGCGCGGAGGAAATTGCAAGCACTCCCAACGAGGACGACTACACCCCGGTTCTTGACGAGAACATGTATCTCGATGCCGTTGAAGAGATGGCAAAAGAGGAAGGAATCGACTTCAACAGGGATGAAGAATCCTATTTTTGGAAGAAGATTTTCAACTATGCTCAACAGGCTCAGGAAACCCCGACTGCAAGAGATAGGAAGTTTGCCGCACAGTACGCGAGAACAGATGCACAGATTCTCAACCTTGCCAAGAGGCTTGCAAACTACACTGATGTCAGAACAAGAATCAGGAAGGTCAATTCATTTGACCTGAGACAGGGCGGAGATTTTGTAGAAGAAAGGCCCTATCAGGCAATATCCAATGTTTGGGGCGCATTCCCCGGCGTGTCCACAAAACTTCTCAGACTGAACAAAGACTCCTCACAGGAACAGATTGCACAGGTCAGAGAGATGATCGCCAAGAATCCGAGACCTTACAGAGAGGCCTTGGATAAAGTCATGCTCGCAGAAGAGAGAGTAGACACCCTGAAACACCCGTATTCTCAGCACGGAATCTCACTTGAGGCAACATTGTTCTATCAGGGACTGGGCGACATGATGGACGAACAGTTCCGCCTTGCCGAGAAACAGGAAACCGAAAGAGAAGAATACCTGAACGCTCAGATGACTCCCGAAGAATCCAAGGAACTCAAACTTGAGAAAGAGGCTCTTGAAGAAACAAAGAAAGAACTTCAGGGCAAAGTCTCTGACTTGGAGAAACAGGTCACAAGAGCAAAGGCCAACGCAGACTATCAGTGGAGACAGTTCAAGAACGCCGAGAAGGAGGCCGAGGAACTGAGCAATCTTCTCAAAGACTCCAAGAGCGAAAACAAGATTCTGAACAAAACCCTTGAATCAGTAAGGGCAAGAAGAGACGAATATAGAAAACAGGCATCCGAGGCAAGGAAGGAAGTCGATTCTCTGAATAGCAAACTTGACACTGCAAGGAGAAGACTTGAGGCACAGATTAACAGAATCAACCGAAAGAAGTTGGTAAACAATCTCAAGAAGTGGACAACCTTCAACCCCGATACAGAACTTGTTGACTTCGCAGACTCTCTCACATTCCTGAACAGAATAGCCAAGGGCGACAGATTCGCCGCTCTGTTGGAGATGCCGTCAGAACTTCTGTCGTACATTTCAGACGAACTGTATAACGCAATCTCTTTGGGCAGACCTCTTTCGGACTGGAGTGATTCAGAACTCCAGTCTCTCGCAGAGGCCGCCGTCATGATCCGCAACGATGCCCGTCAGGCAAAGGAGTATAGGGACTACGCAAGAAAGGCCCGCCTGAACAACGAGACCTATGAGTATTACAAACAGACCTACGGGGTGGACGGAGCCTTGAGAGACGGACAGATGAACATCCGCGAACTGACAGAACAGATGAAGCGGGTTCAGGAGTCCTATGATAACGCCCACAAGAAAGGCCTCGCCAAGATGAAGAACACCATCAAGGACGCAATAATCAAGCCGCAGAGACTTGCCCGTCAACTTGACAGTGATTCAGAAGGGATTGTCTACAACCGCTTTGTCCGTCAGGCTTGGTGGAACTATCAACTTGAGAAGGCCAACGAAGACCGCAGATTTGAAGCCTACAAGGCAAAAGCGAAAGAACTGGGGATAACAGAGAAACATCTCTCAGAGAAAAACTTCGCCACATACCGGGCAAACGGGGACGGAGAGACAATCTCTCTCACCCGTGGTCAGGCAATCGGAGTCTATGTCTACTCGCAGAACATTATCTCCGCAAGGAAACTGGGCGCAGTTGGTGGTAATCAGATGGGAATGGACGGCGTTCAGATGAATCAGATCATCGACAAACTTTCCGACAACGATAAGGCTTGGGGAGATTATCTGATTGACGAACTGGGCGGCGATGCAACATGGGAAAGAATGAATGAGGTTTACAGAACTGTCTACAACAGACAGTTGGGCAGAAGAAACCGCTACTTCACATTCGTTGCAGATGGTACAAACTATCAGGGTTCGACAGACCTTCTCCAAGGCCCTCAGGGAAACCCCGTTGCCTATACCGACAAAGGCATGACCAAGGAGATTGACGAACATGCCACATATCCTCTCGACTTGGATGTGTCAAAAACCTATCTCGCACAGGTTGCAAGACAGGAACACTTTATCGCTTGGGCCGGTTGGGTCAGGGATTCAAACTATCAGTTGAATGACAACTTTGGCGGCATGGGAAGTGTAGTGTCTCAGAAGTTTGGAAGTCAGGCAAAGAAAACACTACAAACCTATGTGAACGATGTCGCCCGTCCGAATCAGATGATGACAGATATCGAGAAACTCTACTCAAAGGCTCTCTCAAACTACGCAGTTGCATCTCTTGCGGGAAACTTCATGACAATAATCAAACAGGCCCCGTCAATTGCATCCGCCCTACGGGGTGACATCGGCTTTACTGAATTCGTCACCGCCGGTCAGAGGCTCATCTCTGACAGGAAGGCAACCCTTGAGTTCATCAACTCCAAGACAACCGACATCAAGAACAGGGTCATAGATCAGGAACTGTCAAACTTCAGGAACTACACCGAGTTAGGACTTGCAGAGAATGTTCTCTCCAAGACGGCAAACATCCTGATGAAACCGACACAGTTTGTTGACAAGGCAGTTGTCTCTCAGATGTGGCTTGCCGCCTATGAGACCGGGATTCACAACGGCCTGACCGAGGATGAGGCAGTGTTCAAGGCATCACAGTTGATAAATGAGACTCAGCCTACAAGCGGAGCAGTGAATCTTTCCGAACTTCAGAGGAACAGTTCTCCCTTTGTAAGAGCAATGATCATGTTCACCAACCAAATCATGAATGTCATGAACCAGTTGTGGTTTGACCTCCCGTACTTTGCAAAGACGCACAATGTTCGCAAGTTCATCGGAACTGCGGCAAACATCGCCCTTAGTGCCGGTGCAATGGTTGCCTTGAGTGGAGCATTCCTTGAAGACGACAAAGAAAAAAGAAGGAAGAAAGTATGGCAGAGCATTATTTCTCAGATAGCAACATACTCTGTTCCTATCTTCGGAAGCGCAATCGGAGAGACCTATTCCAAAGGCGATCTGATTTCTCTTCCCGGCGCAATCGGAGATTTTGCCCGTTCGTTCGCAAACACAGAGGACGACTACTGGGCAAAGGTCGGGAAAGAGGCTTGGGATTTGGTCGTAGATTCCGCCAAGGCCGCCGGGGTTCCCACTACGCCTATCAAGAGGGCCGTTGATTCTGTTGAGAATGGCAACCCCTTCTATATGTTCGGTACTTCCATTGGGGAAGGCACAGATAAAATTTTTGAATAAGGAGTAAAAGATGCTTAATAACACAAGCAATGTAGTCAGGTACACAATAACCACTCCTCTTGCCTCATACTCGATTCCGTTCCCGTATTGGGCAAAAGACGAAATAGTTGTCTACCTCACACTGTCAGACGGCTCAATCTCCACTCTTGTTGAGGATACAGACTATTCTGTCTCTACACCCAACGGAAACAGTGGAACATTGACCCGTATCACTGGATGGACAGGAAGTACAAAACTCACCATCACTCGCGAAATGCCTCTCAAACAGTTGACCGACTTCCGCAACGGAGATGTCATTGACGCAGAGACCATCGAGGAAACCTTTGATCAGGTCGTAGGACAGATTCAGCAACAGGAAGAGGCCTTGTCCCGCGCCATCAAGACTCCTGTCGACGAGGCCGGTTCGGACATAACCCTTCCCGGTAGAACTGCAAGGCAAGGTTCGGGATCAGGAACAATACTTGGATTTGATTCAAGCGGAGATGTAGGTGTCGTCAGAGACCTTGCCCAGTTTGACTCAGAAGTATCTCAGGTTCACTCGGATGCCACAGATGCCGCCGCATCAAAAGCCGCCGCCGCCGCAAGCGAAGCGAAGGCAGAAAAGTGGGCAGTAGAGGACGAGGATGTCCCCGTGGAACCGGGCAAGTATTCAGCAAAACACTATGCCACAAAGGCAATCACAAGCGCGAACTCCGCCGCGTCTTCTGCTACAAGTGCGGGAAACAGTGCAACCAGTGCGGGCAATAGCGCAACCGCCGCCGGAAACTCAAAGACCGCCGCGCAGAGCGCACAGAGTGCGGCAGAAAGTGCAAGAGATAAAGCGAAAGAATGGGCAAACAAAGACGAAGACTCCCCTGTTGAAACCGGGAAATACTCCGGCAAACACTACGCCGCCAAAGCGGGAGCATCTGCATCATCTGCATCGACATCCGCAACCAACGCCTCAAACTCTGAGAGCAAGGCCAAGGATTGGGCAGAGAAGAATGAAGATTCTCCTGTCGAGACCGGCAAGTATTCAGCAAAGCACTATGCGGCAAAGGCCGGAGCCAGTGCATCTGCCGCCGCATCATCCCAGTCTTCTGCATCATCTTCTTCAAGCAATGCAACTACACAGGCCCTGAAGTCTGAAGGCTATGCCATAGGAAAGCAGAATGGAGCCGATGTTGATGCGTCCTCTCCGTACTATCACAACAACGCAAAGCATTATTGCGATCTTGCCGCGTCATATCTTGTTGACACTGTTGCCCTTTCGGGAGCCGGCCCATACGAAGAGAGGACATACTGCGTTGGGGAATACTGCATTCAGGCAAATTCCCTTTATAGATGCATCACTCCTGTCACAACGGCAGAGCCTTTCGATTCAGGCAAATGGAGAACTGTCGGCGTTGCAGAGTTGATGGAGATAATAGTCAACCTCAAACACGCTCTTGTCAGTGGAAGAGCAGAGGCTGAATTCATCCTCGATTCAGACGGCGAGGGAATTGTAGGTTCTGACGGAGAGTATCTGATCTCAGGAGAGAAAACAGTCTCTGTCATTAAGAATGATATCAACAAGTATTTGAAAGAACTTGGTCTTGTTTCATAAGGAGGAAACAAAATGGGTAAGTACATTACCGACTATCTTGAGGCCACAGATTTTGAGGACGGAGACCTTCTTGTCATCGAGAAATCTGCGGGAACGAGGAAGATTGATGTAAAGCGCATCGGCGCAATTGAGACATCACTTCGCGCAAATGCCGGATTCCACAACTCTCTTTACAGAGGAAAGGACATCACGGCGTATTGGACTGACGGAACTCTGCATAAGAGAATTCAGGGAACAGACGGATTCGCTCTGTTTGAAGACCTCTTTGTCGGAGACTATTTCGCCACAGGAAGTGCCACCATTGCCGGTGACACACAGAGCAGATACTGGGTTATTGCCGGATTTGATCTCAGGAAGAAGGTTGGCTCAACCGAGGTGTCTTCACACCATGTCGTTCTTCTGCCTTGCAATTCTGACGGCTCACAGATTGTCGCCATGTATTCAAGCAAGATGTATGACAGTGTTCCCTTCACGGGTGGATATTATTCATCAAAACCCTGTCAGGACATGTTATCAGGTGGAGATGTTCAGGTAGGTCTGTCTGCAATCTTCGGAAGCAATCTTCTGACATCATCAGAACTGGTTTCAAAGGCAAACGACAGTTCTCACTACAACCGCATGGGCGATGCAAGTGGTGCGGCAACAAACTGGGATTGGGCGACTGTTTACGCAACACTGCTCTCCGAGGTTGAGGCTTATGGTTCAATCGTATGGTCTTCAAGCGGATACGACGGAGGAATGTCTAGTAGAGGTCAGTTGCCTCTGTTCAGGCTTCGCCCTGATATGATAAGCAACCGCTCGTTCTACTTTTGGCTCCGCGATGTTGTGACGGGTTCCCGTTTCGCCATTATCCTCAGCGACGGGCGTGCGGACATCCACTCGGCGACCAACTCCGTTGGCATCTGCCCGCGCTTCCTTATCAAATAATCTGAAATCTCCCACCCCCTCGCGGGGTGGGTAAAGGTGGATATGTCAGTAAGAGTAAAAGACAGGAATGAATCAAAAGTGGAATTTCTCGACAACTTTCATCGTCTGCGTTCAGAGGTTGAACTTCTCCTTATGAGAGACTTTGGCTTAAAGAAGCGCAAATACGATGTTGCTCTCATGGAGGAAATCTATGAAATGACTGATGATCAGAAAGAGAAATATGAGTCCCTGATGAACGAGTTGGGGGCGCGCTCCAACATAGTTGACAAATACCCGGCTTGGCTCATTGACAACTGGCGAGACTCAATCATGAAGATTCTCGATAATATCGGAATTCATATTGAACTCGCCAACTCTACCTATGCTTTAATCCCTGAAGAGTGGGCGATGAGGCGAACAAACTGGGACAAGGCAATAGGTTACTGTAATGCCTTAAAAGATAAACTTCACGACATTATGTACTGCACAAAGAAAGACATTACTCTCGGTCAGTTTGACATAATCGCGAAGAAACTGAAGGCCGAAATCAATCTTCTGAAGGGGGTTAGAAAATCTGACTATAAAAGGGGTTCTTGTTAGACGCTCGTTCAACTTTTGGCTCCGCGATGTTGTGACGGGTTCCAATTTCGCCAATATCAACAACAACGGGAATGCGAACAACAACACGGCGACCAACTCCAATGGCATCTGCCCGCGATTCTTTGTTACGACAGAACAAGAAGGTTCTGCCACTAGACACGGAAGGAACAATTGCCCCGCCTATTTTGGCAAACTGAAACAGGGGGTTGGCTACGGCCAGTACCCCCATCTTTAAACGGAACATGTACGAAAAGATTTACGACACTGACAATCTATATCGCGCTTGGCTTGAAATCCAATCCGTCTCCTCTTGGAAAGAGAGAACTCAGAGATACGCAGAAGATATAGTCTTCCATTTGGCCCGTATCCGCGAAGGACTCATAAACAACACTCTTGTTCTCGGAGGAGTGGGAAAGTTCCTTATTCGGGAGCGCGGCAAAGAAAGGCTCATCTGTTCTTATGATGTAGACACTCGGATTGTCGTAAGAAGCCTGATTGACAACATTCTTATGCCCGCAATTACACCGAAACTGATCTATGACAATTCGGCATCCGTAAAAGGCAAGGGCGTTCAATTCCACAGAGACAGGATAATAACCCATCTTCAGCAGTTCTACCGGCTTCATGGAAACAAAGGGTATATCCTGACAATTGATTTCAAGAAGTTCTTCGACAATATAGACCATGAACTCCTGAAGCAGATGTTCGCCAAAGTCCTCAAGGACGACAGAACAACAGAGTTTGTCTCTCATTTGATAGACCTGAACACATTTGACATTTCTTGTTTAAGCCGGGAGTATCAGGAGCATTTCAAGAACAATCCGTTTGACAGTGTTTGGTATAGACGACACGCCAATGTTTGGAAATGTGACGGCTCAAACATTCTCCGCCGGGGCGTGTCAATCGGAGGACAGTTGTCTCAGATTGCGGGAGTCTTCTTCCCCAGTGATCTCGACCAATACATCAAGACAGTGAGAGGAGAAAGGTTCTATGCCCGCTACATGGACGACTTGTATGTCATTCACGAAGACAAGGAGCATCTTTGGAACCTCTATAAAGACATCTTGGCTTACTGCGAAAGAAAGAAAATTTTCATAAACAAAAAGAAAACGCACATTATCCCCCTTTCAAGGCCTTTTACAATTCTGAAGATTCAATACAAGGTTCAGGAAGACGGCGACATTATGCGCTCTCCGAAAAAAGAAACCTTTAAGAGAGAACGCCATGCAATCAAGAAGTTCTCTCAGGAACTGGAAACCGGCGAAACCTCAAAAGAAGACATCTACCTTTCTTTCAAGTCTTGGAAGGGCAATGTTTCAAAATTTGACTGCAAAAAATCCGTAATGAATACGGAGAAATATTTTATAGAAAAAATAGGAGAATGCGTTGTATGAATCAGATTATTTTATCCGATGGTACAAAACTGACCGGCTTTGAACTTAGCGGCAACATTTGCAAGTTTGAAGGCAGAGTGGACACTTCCGTCTTTGAGGGAAAGATGTCTCCCGTAACAGTCAAAACAGACGAGGGTGAGACTGTTTACAAACACGGAAAACTCATCACTTTTGACTATGACCCGAATTCAATCGCTTTCTGCGAGAGGCCCATGCATGAAGTGATTGAACACTCTCTCTCGGCAAAGATTGACTATCTCGCAATCATGACCGATGTCGACATTGATTCACTGATGTAAGGAGGCTGAGCATGTTTGAAAAACTGAAGGTTTGGTACGAAAAGTACAAGGACGAGTCGTTTGCGAAAGACTACATCCGCAAGGCCGTTGTTGCCGGCAAGATTACCGCCGCACAGTATGAGGCCATTGTCGGAGAACCCTATGTCGCTTGACGACTGCGAGGTCTGTGACAACAAAGAATTTTGTCCTGTTTATTTTGGAGACAACTGCCTCTTGGTAAAACAACACCGGGAGGAGTTGTCTGCAAAACGGGACTCGACTCCAACACCACCGAGAGAGGAAAAAGTATCATAAAGTCATGGAACTGGATATGCAAAACACTGTTATCAGGTTAGGTGATGATGTCAAAGACCTCAAAGAGAGAGTTGGTCGGCACTCCAACCGCCTGAATACCCTTGAGCAGAATCAACTGCAAGAGAAAGGAGAACTGACCGCCCTCAAGGGTGATGTCAGGATCATGGAAGGCACTCTGAAGGAACTGAAGGAAGGACAGGACGACCTCAGGAAAGATGTTGTCTCCATGAAGGAGGATATTGACGACTTGAAGGACTCAAACGACAAACTCTTCCGCAAGATATGTATCCTGATGGTGGTAGTCTTGGGTATTCTCTTCGCGAAAGACTCCTCAACAGTAAGCACCATCCTCAAAGCAATTCAGGCACTCGGCGCAGTATGAGCAACAAGAGGCCATAAAGGAGTAGAAAATGGATATCGTTTTATCTTTGATTGACAATTTTTGGAAGGCATACGGAGATTCTCTGATTATGCTCATCATTCAGGGCGTTCTTGTTGCCCTCTTTGTGGAGTACATCATCAAGCAGTTGTTCAATTCCATGATCAAGAAGGCCACAAGCGATGTTAAGATTGCAAAACTTGAAAACCTGAAGTCTGTTGTCTGCACAGTTGCGGCGGCAGTTCTTTCAGTTGTCTTGGCAATCTGCGTAATTGTTTCGATGCCTCTGCCCGGCGGAGTATTCCTTTGTCCTACATGGGTCGGAATCGTCTACTTCGTCCAGTTCGGTGTTTCCCTCTTTGTAATCAAGAAGATTCAGAAGGCTGAGCGTGAAAAGAAGGTGAAGACCAAGAAAGAGGAAAAGAGAAAGTATTCCGTAACAGTCGCCGAGGGCGAGAAGATTTACAAGGAACTTCCTGACGGCTCAAGAGTAGAGGTGAAATGATTCTTCTTTACATTGTTTGGTGTGGAACCTTTGCCTTTGTTGCCTTTGTGGTCTCTTACACCCTTGTGTCAGGAATCAGAAAACTTGTGGAAATGATAAGAAGGAAAAGGGCGCATGAGTAAAATCTTGTTCAAGATAATTGCCATTGGCGCGCCGGCTCTTTTTGTCGTTCTTCTTGCATTCTTCAAAGGAAAGAAGTCAGGCGAAAAGAAGGCGGACAAAGAGATATCCGAGTTCAAGGCCTATGCGGAAGAGGAAATCCGCAAGGCCGTCAGTGTTGCGGCAGAGGCCACGGCAGACAAGCAGAAACTTGAAAGAGAGTCTTCTTCTCTTGTCGAGGCCGTGTCCATAGTGACAAAGAAGACTCAGGACAATAACCCCGCCCTGAAGGAACTTGTCGAAGCCTCAAAAGATAAAAGTGCTATGAAATCTGCAATCAGAAACCTCATTGCGGATTCAATGAAGAAGGCAGAGGAGGCCAACAACAGATGAAGAACTTCTCCCGATTGATTGTTCTGATCGTCTCTTTATTTGTCTTGGTCTCCTGTGCATCACCGAAGACCATCACTGTCGAAGAGATTGAGTATATTCCCGTATACATGGACATCTCCGAGCCGGTTGGTCTGCTCTATGCAACAAGGCCGAACACCCTTCCCGACTTCCCCGAAGAAAGCGATGATGACAATTATCCAGTCCTTGTCGCCCTTGCGTACAAGCAGTTCGGGGAACAGTGGATGGACTATTCCTTTCGGCTTGAGGACTACATAGAGCATCTAAAGAGTGCGCTTGCAGAGCCTGTGGACGGAATCTGAGAGCCATAAATACCTCCTTTTGTTTTTGCCGCCATCCGGCCCACTTCGGGTGGCGGACTTTTAAAAGGGAGGAAAAGGAGAGTTGACATGATGTCTAACACCGAAAAAAAGAGAATTCTGAAAAACGCGTTTTCCGAACTTCTCGATCAGGTTCTTCCTGATGATGAACAGATCACCAAGAAAGAGGCCATCGCAGTTCTCACAAAAGAGGATATTTACGCCCTTATTGGTGATGCACTTGGAGTGACCCCCAAGGTGGCACCTGTTGCCGCTCCTGTCGTGGAAACTCCCGAACCCTCCGAAACTATCATTCCTATTGTTCAGGAAGAAGAGGACGAGGAATAAAAATCCCTTGGTTGAAGGCCTACCGAAAGGTGGGTCTTCTTTTTTTTGTCTTTGGTGACACTTCTAAGAAAGCCAACTGTCACCATTGGTGACAATTACTATATAACGCTTGCCTAACTTGGGAAACTCTGCTATAAATAATTCCGTTGATAAGAGGTTTTTAACCGAATAGAGGAAGGAAACCAAAAGTCAATCCAACGGGGCTGTAGCACATTCTTCCCAACTGTGTTACCTACATACCCCGTAACGAATTGACTAGAAATTTCTTTCCTCACGATGATACCAAACTTTAGGGATTTGGTGACACAGGGGGAAATCAATGGCTACACCCTATCTTCGCGGAAAGAAATACTACTTCAAGTATACCGATTCAGAGGGCAAAAGAAAACAGAAATGCACAGATACCGATGACTATGAGAAGGCCTGTGCATTCATCAGCGCATTCGATGCAAGCATCCAAGAAAAGAAGTTCGTAATGCCGACATTTTTGGAAGAACTCCACAAGTATCAGGACATAAACACAAACCCAAAATATCAGAGAGTTCTCCTTGAGGGAGGAAACTACTCAAAGCCTTGGGCAATCAGAGTTGCATCCTATACAAAACAACTGGAGGGAATTATCAAGGCAACCACCCCGTCAGTTCTCCTGAAAAAACTGAACGAGGTTTCGCGCATGGAGATTAGCGACATCTCAAAGGCAATAGCAAAGGCGCGCGGCAAAAGCCGGACATCTCAGTTGATGCAACAGAGCCTCAAGGTCGTCTTCTCTACGGCCTATGAGGACGGGGTTCTTTCTCAGTCTCCGGCAATGGGAATCAAATGCATTACCTATAAGCGGAACAAGAGAGAGTCGATTCCTTCGGAGTTTATTCAGGAGATAATTAGCCACAAGGACTGGTTCTTCGATTATCAGGCATGGGCATATTTTGTGATCATCGCGACAACCGGCATGAGAAAGAACGAACTCATTGCTCTCTCTTCTTCCAAGATAAACAACGGAACTTGTCTGATTGACTCAAACATTCAAGGAACCAACCGGGAAATAAACGCTCTTCCAAAATGGGGAATCATTAGGACAATTCCACTTCCAAAGATTACCCAACAGGTAATATCAACCCTTTCGACAACCAAGGACGCAAAAGGCAACGACAGATTCTTCTATAAGGATACACAGTGGGTTCAGAAGGTATTCGACACACTGCGCTTTTCTCTGCGGCAATTCTATCCTGTTCAGAATTTCTCAAAACTGACGACCCATGTGTTGAGGCATAGTTGCAACACAAATCTTCTTCTGACGGGACTTTCGCCTCTATTGGTTTCCGAGTATATGAGTTGGGAACATCAGGAACTGAGCGACATTCAGAAGAACTACACTCATCTTGTGGCGGAGAACCTCCGCCCAGTTGCGGACAAGGTTGACAAGATGTATCACATATAAAAAGAGAACCGGGACTCCCATCGGAACCCGGTTCAGTTCAGTTTTTCGCGCGCGATGTGCTTGGCCTCACACAATGTGCATCGCTAGGAATAACCACGCAATGGGTTACCACACTGCTCTGCTACAACACAAATTATAATGCTCCATTTGGAATAAATCAATCATAAATTCTTCCATGTGGAGCATTTTTATTTTTCAGATGTTCTATTTCACTTTTCAGTTCTTTATTTTCCTGAATGAGCCTCTCGCATTTGTCGGCGATTTGCCCCTTCTCTTTATATAGTCTATCAACAGAGGTTCTCAATTCCTGATTCTCTTTAGGATCAGGACTTCTCTTACCAATTTCAATTCCCGCCACAAGAGTTAGAAACCCTATGATTACTGTTACTACTAGATTTCCAATATCCATACAATCACCCCAGTCTTTTTGCCGCCTCTTTGGGCGTTTCATTGACAGGCTCCTCAATGCCCAAAACCGCTCTTATAACCTTCAGGTCTTTCGCGGATGCTTCATTCAATGCAGAAACATACGCTCCCCATCTATTATTTATAACATGCCCCGCCAGTTTATCAATGGAGCAATTGAGAGTGTCCGCAATGATAATCAGATTCTCAAGGTCAGGGGTTCTTCCCTTTGCCTTCCACCCCATAAGAGTTCTGTATGAGATGCCGCTCTCTTTCGCAAAGTCGGAGAAGTTCATTCCGTTCTCCCGGACTTCCAGTTCCAAATTTGCCCAAAAGGCTTCAAAAGTTTTCTCGTTTCTAGTCATGGTAGAGACATACTAGCACCGCTTTGCTCCAAATGGAAGAAAAAATGGAGAAAATATGTTGACACCATAATCCGTGTGGAGTATAAATAGAACTATGAATACTCCAAATGGCGTAAAAACAGAATTCAGAAATCTAAAAGTTGTTATCAATGAGGCCGACATGAAGAAGGTCAAAGACCACTGTAAAAAGAACGGCCTCTTTCTTGGCGCATTCTGCGGCAAGGCTATCACCGATGCACTCAAGAGGGAAAGGCAGAATGCTTGAAGAACTCAAGGCAATGGCATCATCTATTCAGAATCAACTCACAGAATCCACAAACCAGTTGATCATCCTTAACTCGATGATTGAGCGCATTGAGAAGGCTGAGAACGATAAGTGGGTCACTACTTCACAGGCTTCAGAACTGCTCGGCAAGTCCTCAAGGACAATTCGCCTTGCGGCTGAGAATAAAAAAATCAGATCAAGAAGGAGGGGCAACAGAACTTTAGAGGTCAATCTTGCTGACTGCACAAGAATCTTCAAGGCAGTCTGAGGAAAGCGTTTCTAGTCAATTCGTTTCCAGTTTTAAAGCGAACGGCCCCGCGGGAACGAGGCCATTCAGGTGAAAACCTAACCAACAAGTTGTCAACCTACCAAGAATCATAACAGTTCAAGGTGGGTCTGACAACGAGTTGAAGTTCCATTTCAAAGGAGAAGTAAATGGCATCTTCAAAATCAGACACTATCAATGCGTTGCTCAATGCAACCAAAACGGATAACCCCGGTTTCAAACTCAAGGGTTTCGATGTCTCCATAAGAGACAATGGCTCGGTTGACTTGTCTTTCTCGTTCAACCCCGTAAAGGAAGAGGAGAAGACAGATGAATCTTGCTGAAAAAATCATAGAGGCCCGCTCTCGTTTTCTCGCAGAAGGAATCACAAAAGAGGGCAAGGG